TTTTCCAGTATTCTAAATCTTGAAGTTCTGCAATACGAGAAGGATTATTTAAGAATAGTTTATGAGAGATAAGGTCATCGCCGGTATATCCAAGAACATAAAGATGGATAACTCCTATTTTTTCAAGTTCACTGATAACAGCTCTTTGTAACCTTTGAACTGTTCTAGCAAAACGAATATCTTTTTGTGCGAGAGTTGTCTTGTCTTCATCTGCCCCGTCTCCTCTTGCCAAATAAGATTGAGGAATCTTTAGAGCAGAAAATAATTTATCTCTTAGATACTTCACATCATCTATGTCGCCAGTAAAAGTGCCGCCAGCCAATGTGTCAATCTTAGACTGCGAAGCCCCACCACGAACAGGTAGAAAATAATCTTCTTCAATAGACATAGGATTATATCTTAAGTCTACTCTTCCTGTGTCTGGATCGACAACTTGGTTTCTTTTCATTGTTGTCATGACTTTTTGCATGTATTGCTCTACGTCTTGTGGATCAACATTACCTACATCGATATAAAATACACGACGTTCAGGAGAGCGAACAATACGATAAGCCATCATAGCATCTTCAAGCAAGGTTAACTGTCTCCAGATACGTCTAGCTGGTTCCAAGACGCTTGTGCCATATGGAGCATATTTATCATTGCCTAAGATACGGAAATGAGCAATTTGCCAGTTTTCAAATGTCATTCCTGCACTATTCCATTGATATTGGATGTAATTTGGATTTGATTCGTCTTCACCCTCAAGGCGCTCAACTTCATGTCCTGGTAGGCCGATAACATTTTTGACACCTATTTCTTCATCAATATCAAGATAAAGAAAGAAGTCTCCATATTTACACATATTGCGACACCAACCAAAAAGGTTGAATTCCACATTTAATACTTTGTAATATAAATTTTGTAATATTTCTTTTATCTCTGCATTAGGACATTCTACAACCATCATATCTTCTAACGTAGAGGAAGTTGTCATTTCATCAGCATAAATGTCCATTGCAGATGCTATTTCTGGTGTAAACTCCATCTGATCGAACTCTGTATATCTACGACTGCGATCATGATTTGTCATCATAGCAGTTTGCATACTTTCAAAAGGATTATATTGGCTTTTTTTGAATTCTCTACCGCTGGCAGATTTAAACTTTGTTGCGTACTTATCTAGGTCTTTTCTTCTTTCTTTTCTGTAGACTTGTGTTCGCCTATTTATAATAGGTCCAGACAATAATTTTGTAAGCTGCTTAAACAAGCCGCTATCTGGATTTCTTGGATTGTTGTCTTTTTTATTGTCAGCCATTTATTTATCCTTTATAGAGCCACAAAAACTCTTCTATTTCTTTTTTTGCAGCATGTTGTTTTTTATAAAAATTATCTTCTTCGTTTCGGTATCCTACCATACCTGGAATAGTTGTGTTAATTCTTGAGTTAGCTTTAGACATGGAATTTAAAATCGCATCTGTATAAGCTGTTTCTCTTTTATTTGTTGTTAGGGCCACATCTTTAACCCAACAAGCAATCGCCATAGACATTATAAGATCGTCATGATATCCTCTCATTGCTTCTGGTTTTCCGTTGTTCCAGACAAACGTTTCAAACTCTCTTACGCTTCTTGGCGAATTTACTTTTATTATTTTATTTCTTATAAACTCTTCAAACTTTGCCACTATAAGAGGTCTTGTTTTTGAAGTAGTAGAAAAACCAGCTACGATACCGTCTGTATATTCAGCTGCATAGTGATCTACGAATTGATGAGAACCTTTTGTGGAATAATAGATATTAGGATACTCTAAGGCTTGCAGTTTGTCAATAACATTATATCCAACATTATTATTTTCTACAACCATAAGAGCATTGCCGTATTCTTTTCCTACAGAATTTAACAACATGGCAAACATGTCATGATTTGGCTTTCCTTGATATTCTGCTACTTGCTCGAACGTATCGACTCTAAATACGTGAAACACTGAATTGTCTGCTCCATCGCCACGCGCAACATCTGCAGAAACCAAATAACCAACTCCTGGTTGTGGTTCTTCCCAAATCCAATAGTTTCTATCAAATCCAGTTCGATACTTAGGTTCAGAAACTGCGTTTGTTATTCTTTCCATATCTCCAGAACCTAAAACTGTTTCACCAGACATGTTAAATGAACAATTATATTCCTGAGCAATTTCTCTTTCGCTCATGTTTTTAGTTTCTTCACGGAACCATTCGTCATCCCTTTCTGGATGGACGTGCCATGGTAGAGTTATTGGGTTAAATAGATTTTCTCCTCCTTCGGCTCCAACGAATGTCTTATAGAACCACCCACCAACACCAGCAGGCGAAGATAGTGCAACACAAGCACCACCAACTGTAATAGTAGGAGCGATAGAAGTCCACATTTCTTCCATGCCTTCAACGTGAGCAGCTTCGTCAATAATCAAAAAAGATAAAGACTCAGAACGACCAGCATCTTTAGCAGAAGTTGTAGACGCTGTAATCTTTGAACCGTTGGACAATTCAAAGGAACTTTGGTTATCAACAACAACATCGGAAATCATCATCCATGTTGGTAGCGTTTTTAACATTTTTTTTACTTTAATGACAAGGTTGGCCGCTGTTTTTAGTTTTGTTGCTACAACCATGATTTGTTTTTCACGACGAAACAACAACATCCAGGAAGCATATCCGGCAACAATAGTGGAAATACCTAACTGTCTTGCTTTTAAAATAATATTAAAACGATGATCTTTAAAATCTTTTAATAAGTCATCTTGATAATCAAAAGTGGAAAAAGGTATAAGACCTTTTGTTGGATGACTAATCTTGACGTAGTTTTTAAGAAAGTAGATAGGATCTTGCCCACACTTTCTTAATTCTTCTTTCATTGTTTGTTTTGATATTCTAGCCATAAAAAACCCAACTATTGTATAAATAGTTGGGAATTAAACAAGTTGTCCTTTTTGGCTTATTTATCTTGTTTTTCAGGTTTTCTTGTGTCGTTTTGGGGGCGTTTATCTGTAGATTGTTCTAGCCACTTTTTAAACTTGGAATGCATTTTTTCTCTATGAGGGTCTTCTTTAGAGAATTCTTCAAGACCACCAACTTCATAATGACAAGTTAATTTTGCTTCAACTCTTACACGAGAAGTTTGCATCATTTCTAGTTCTGGCTCCATGTCTTTTATTTCTGCTAAGGCGAGGCCATTTCCTGTCACTTTTTTGTATTCTTTTTTTATAAAGGAGACAACATCGTTTACATTTTGATGTAATGTATCTTTATATTTTTCTTTTTGCATTACATCAGATAGAAGAACTTCAGTTGTGTACATTACACAAAGTTTGTTTCCGCTGTGCAGTCTAATCTTGAAACCGTCGATAACTCTTTTATCTCTTATGCCAACTTCTTGATCTCGTTTTAGACCTGTCTCTTTTTCTTTACACATATCATCGTGCGAGTTAGCAGCAACTTGCGAAAGTCCTTGTATAATATCCATAACTGTTGCCATTTTATTCGTTCTCCTCTTTTTCAGCTTTTAATGCATGTTTGATATCAGAAATAACCTTTCTTACGAGCCTTAATCTAGCAATAACTTCCTGCATTCGTTTTCTAACACGAATGCCAGCAGAAACATTACCAGCATCTGCCTTTTCAGCATCTCTTATTGTTAACTGCAAATCTTTTATTGCTTCTTCTAACAAATCTGAAGTTCTGATTTTATCGCTCATTTTTCACCCCTTTCTGGTCTCCACCCTGTTCTCCACCGTTCTTCCCTGTCTTCTACCCACTTAATATAGCATTTATGACAGCATTCCCATTTTAAAATAAAAACATTATCTCTAGAAGATAACATATATTTGTCACAAACAGGACAAGAACTGCTATTACTTTTATTAAGTAGTTTTTTAGAAATAAAAATTCCTTCTTTTTCTATAATATCGTCCTGTTCTTCTTTTTCGTAGTACTTTTCAGCATTTTGTTTTGCTTGTTCCAGATACTCTTTTTCTTTTTCTTCATCCCAAAGAGAGCGAGGATTGACCGTTGCTTCTTCCCCATACTTATCGGCAATAGCTTTCTCTACTTTGCCGACATATTCTATATCACGTTTTGGTTTCCAAGTCATATCAATTTCCCGATAACAATGTTGGAGTTTTGTCCACTTGTGTAGCGGCAAAGAAGATTGCAACAGAGGCTACTGTGCCAACAGTAGCTCCTGCCACAAACCACCACATGCTATAATCTGAACTTTCTTTTTCTAATTGCTTGTATAGATTTTCTATTTGCTTTTGCTTTAAATCTAGCAACAAGGAACCTTTTTCTTTCTCTGCGTCTAGATAAAGATCTTTTATCTTCTTCTCTCCTTCGCAGATAATTTTTAATTCTTCTTTTTGTTCTCTTAGTTCCAATTCTAGCTTTTCTGAAAACTGTGCTCTTTCTGCTATTATTTTTGCCGCTTCCTCTTTTGAAAGAAATACTCCGTCTTCTGGAGCTTTTTCTCCTTTGTCTAAGGGTACTTGAGCGAGCGCTTGCAATGGCATAAAGAAACAAAGCATAAAACAAATATTCTTTATCATATTTCATCGGCTTTCTTCAGCATTTCTGCTAGCTCTTCGTTTGATTTGCTAGCTAGTTCATCGATCTTAATTCTTAGTTCCTCTTGCTGTTTTTTTGTTCTCTTGACTCTTTCAACTTTTAACTTCTTTAATTTCTCTTTTGTCTTTTTATTAACCTCTGCCGCTTTTTTTGTTAAATTTTTATTTGTTTCTTCTATCACTTTTGTTTCTTCATTTTGTAATAGCCTATTTTTGTTAAGAGTATCTATGACACCCTTATCTCCTCTTCTAAAAAGAAGAAGCGATACAAGTAACACTACAGCCGCACTTAATGGTAGCCATAGATTCTCTTTAAGCCATTGAAATTTAGTTTTTAACCAATTCATTTTCTCCCTCTTAATGTTGTTACCATATTTGTGGCAGCTTCACTACCAATATAAACCATGCAGATATCTACCCAATTTGTAGCATCTACCATTCCAAAAAACATTGCTCCAGTAGCAGTGCCCCACACAAGAAGTTTTCTTGAAACTACCTTATGCAGTGAGCGATCAATGACCGCTTCACTTTTAACTTTCATTTTATGAACTAGGCGTTGTCTAGTTGGCAACTGTTGTAATTGTTGTTCT